CAAGTGGCTTCTAGCGCTGGCAACTTGCTCTTTTAACGCTAATTTTTTTCTTCTTATTTCTCTGTCAGTATCTTCTTCTTCATCTATCTTAAAAGTATCTTCCATTAAGAAATTTATTTCTTCATTAGTTAAATGTGGTTTTGTTTGTCTATAGTACTCGTGTAAAACATCGTTGTCATTTAACTTGCTATAATCTTGATTAAGCTTTACATAATCTTGTATATCACCACCGGTTTCATCCATAAAGTCAATTAACTTCTGTATATTTTCTGGTAGTGGTTTACCAGTAGCTTGAGCTTGTGCAACGGCTTCTTCAACTTGCTCTTCAACTTTAGCAACTTCTTCTTCAGTTGTTTCTTCAGTTACTTCTTCTAGTGCTGGTGCTTGCTCTTGTGTTTCTGCTTCCGGTTGTATTTCTTTTTGTTCTTGTGTGGGCTCGGCATTTTCAGGCTCTGCAACCACTCCGCTGTCGTCAGCGTTATCTTCTTTAGTTTCATTTTCAATTGGTTTATCTAAATTAACGACATAATCGCCATCTTCATTAATATTTGGTTTGCTAGTTTCTTCAACTTGTTGAGTTGTTTCTTGTGTAGTTTCTTCAACTACGTTTTCTTTATTTTCTTCCATAATATAATATAATAATAATTAATAAATTTACTTAGGATCAAACACACCTAAATCAAAGCCACCTCCTAGTATATCATTACCTGCAGACTCAAAGTTTTTAGGTGGTTTACCAGCATTTCTTTGATCAATCATTTCGCTTTGTTGTGTAGCTTGAATCCTAGTTCTTTCGTCTTTACGATCTTCTTTTTCTTTTTCTATAGCTTTTTTATTTTCTACTTCCATACCTTTAAGCTGCATATTCATCTGAAACTCTAACTGCATTAACTCTTTTTTATGCTCAACCTCTTGCATCATACGTTGAGAATCAAGTTGTGCTTTAACTTGTTCTAGTTGAGCTTTACCATCGTTAATCGCTTGGTTTTTTTGTATTTCAGCTTGTGCTGCTGCTTGAGTTGCGGCCTGATTAGCTTGTGACTGCATAGCCATATTCTCTTGTTGCATTTGCTGATCTCTAGCCATTTTTCTTTTTCTACGTATTTTTAAAACTTGATTAGCTAATTTAACGTTTCTTATTTCTCTAAGATCAATAGCATCTTCTAAATCTATAGTTTGTTGCTGCAAAGCCATTTGTATATTATTTTCTAATATAGCTTTTTCTTCTTCGTCTGGCAAAAGCTCTATAAATATACCAAAGTCGTATAAATGTAGCTCTGACATCTCTTCTAACGTAGCAACATTGTGAACACCTATGCTATGTATAAAAGCATCTTTAGTTGGTGAGTACTCTATAATATCAGATATTCTAAGTGATAGTTGTTCTGCTATATCAGCCGTTAAAAATAAACCAGCTTGTAATATGTGTCTTGTTGCTGTATTACTATTAGCTGCTGCTAATTTTTGCACGCCAACTAAAGCGTTTTTATCTGGCATACTACCGTCTCTAGCTTCGTTAAGCCCGGTAGTATCTCTAATCATTTGCAAGTAATAGTTGTATGTTTGTATTAAGCTTTGCATTTTAGCACCACCATTACTAGACTGTATTTCCTGTATTGGTATTTTACCAGGATTCATGTCACCATCTTGCGTAAACGATCTACCAATAACACTACCTGTTTGGAAGAACATGTTTAAAGCCTCTTGTGGATTATAGTTCGTACCGTTACCTAAATCTATTTCTGCTAAACCATCAGCATCTAAATAAACGCCATCTGGTACTAATCTAGACATTACTTGTTGTAACTTTAAATGTGTAAGCTGTATCATATCAGCAAAACCAGTTATTCTACCAACTAACGACTCTATTCTACCTTCGTACATACGTGGAGCTACAATGCTGTAGTTCATTTTAACTTTTGTAAAATCACTTTTAGGACGCATCATATTACTAGCCATCTCCCATTTAAGTAATTTATCTGTACCTAATATTAAAGCTCCTTCATAAAGAGTTTCTATAGATCTTAATAGTTTACTATATCCACCTTCTTTATCTTCTGGAGGATTAAACTGATCATCTTTAGGTATTATTTTATCTGCACCTGTACCTGTTTCTTTTATTTTATACACTTCGTTCATATAAGTTTTGTAATTAAAATATAAAACTTGAACTGTGTTTGTGTCTTCTTTATGATTATATGAGTTGCTATTTTGTTTTGCGTAAGATTTGTTTTTTATAATATCTTCTAAATCTTCTTGCTCTAAGTGTGGAAATTGTTTTACTAACTCGTTTACAGGTATATCTTTTACTTCACCAACATAATATATATCATCAAAATAAGGTGAATCGCTATGTGAATAAACTAAGTCAGCAGGATCAACATATTCTACAATAGCTCCTTGCGAAGTGTTAAAAGTAGTTTTTACAGCACCAATACCTAACACTGTTAAGTCGTAATAAAAACGTTTTTTAGTTAACTCGTATCTACTACCTTCAAATAATGTTCTTAGTGCTTGCTCTTCTGCTAGTTCAACCGCTTGTTTATAACCAAGCTGCATGTGTAAATCTAACTCTTCTTGAGTTTCTGGTAAAGTTGCTGGATCACTTTTTCTAAGATCTATAGCCATGTTTTGCAATGCAAAATCATTAAAGCCTTTTGATTGCATATCTGACATAATATTTTCCATATACTTAGTTCTCTTAGCCATACCATATGGATCTTGAGAATAAGCTTTTATATCATAAGTTCTTTCAGCAATACCATTAACAACTATATCTACAAACTTAGGTATTATAGGAACAGGTGTCCAGTCTAAATTTAAATAAGACAAATCACCATTAATAGATAACTCATCTTTGTATTTTTGTATTGACTGTTCACCTCTAGCGTATAATCTTAAATTACGAAAGTTATTGTAGTTAGTTCTATATCTATTTCTATTAGAACCTCTTTCTTTATTAAACCACTCTTGTTCAATAGCTTTACCTACCTTTAAGCCATAATCATAGCTTAATTTTTCAGCATCACTAACAACTTGGCTAGGAAAATAATTTTTTATAACAGACTCTGCCATACTTATTCTTTAATTATTTGAGACATATTTCCTCTATTAGAATATTTAGAAATATGTATATTTAATTTTGGTTTTTCTACTTTAGCGTTTGGCGCGTATAAATGTCTATTGTTTGCCATTATAGCTAAACCACTACTTATTGTTGCGTCAAACTTTGTACGTTTAGTTATATCAAACTTAGCCCAATCATTTAATAAACTATTAAAATATAAGCTCCCAAACGTACCATCTTGTTTTATACCCACGTGATCTTGTATATACATTTCAATTGCTGCTGCATGGGCTTGTTTTATATCTTCACTTGAGTTAGGTATACCACCTACTTCTTTTTCTGCTACAGATAATTTATTCCAAACTTTATCTGGTCTATTCATACTAAAACCTCTGTAGCCTCTACGTCTTAAATAGTATAATAATCTAGGTTTGTTATTCTCTGCTAGTATTGGCATACCATAAAACACTAAAGCCATCAATACATCTTCAAAAAATATCTCAGCCGTAGGTGGTCT